AATAGAGGTAGGTTTTTAGTAAGTTGGACACCTCCTCCTCACTTACAAAATAATATTATTGAATCACGAGGAACAAAAAAACCTGGCAATGAACATATTGGATCATTTGGTTGTGACTCTTATGATATATCTGGAGTGGTAGTTGGTAAAGGATCTAATGGTGCTTTACATGGAATGACTAAGTTTAATATGGAAGAAGCTCCAAGTAATGAGTTTTTTTTAGAATATATAGCCAGACCTCAGACTGCTGAAATATTTTTTGAAGAAGTTTTAATGGCTTGTGTTTTTTATGGTATGCCTATACTTTGTGAAAATAATAAACCTCGTTTATTATATCATTTTAAAAATAGAGGATATAGAGGATTTTCTTTAAATCGTCCCGATAAAACTTACAATAAACTTTCTAAAACAGAAAGAGAATTAGGAGGAATTCCTAATACATCAGAAGATGTAAAACAATCTCATGCTTCTGCTATTGAATCTTATATTGAAAAACATGTAGGGATAGATTTTAATGGGGAATATAGAGATGCGGGAGATATGGGAGTAATGTATTTTGGACGAACATTAGAAGATTGGGCCAAGTTTGATATTAGTAATAGAACTAAATTTGATGCAGCTATTAGTTCAGGATTAGCTATTATGGCTAACCAAAAACACTTATACACACCATCTAAACAAAAATCAAAAATAAGTATTAACTTTGCAAGATATAATAACACCAGCAATAAAAGTCAATTAATTACATGAAAGATGTCAAAATAGATATAACCTCTGCTGCGTTTCCTGACCAATTTGCGACTGACAAACAAAAAGCTACAGATGAGTTTGGTTTACAAGTAGGGCAAGCGATACAGTACGAGTGGTTCAGAAAAGATGGAATGAGGTGTAGGTTTTATAATCAATGGGCAGAGTTTCATAGATTAAGACTATATGCTCGAGGGGAACAATCAGTAGCGAAATATAAAAACGAATTAGCAATAGATGGAGATTTATCTTATCTCAATTTAGACTGGACACCCGTTCCTGTTATCCCTAAATTTGTAGACATTGTAGTTAACGGAATGTCGGACAGGTTATTTAAAGTAAACTGTATTGCTATGGATGCATTGTCAGCGGAAAAAAGAAATCAATTTCAGACAATGGTGGAAACGAATGTAGTGGCACAAGAATTATGGGGGCAAATAGAAAAAGATTTTAAAGTCCAAATGTTTCAAGTTGATCCTGAAACTCTTCCGACAAGTGATACGGAAATGGAATTATATATGCAACTTAATTATAAACCTGGCATAGAAATAGCTAATGAAATAGCTATTAACACCATGCTGGAGGAAAATCATTATGTGGATATTAGAAAAAGAGTAGATTATGGTATAGCTACTTTAGGTATAGGAATGTGTAAACATATGTTTCAACAAGGAGATGGTATTAGGGTAGAGTATGTAGATCCTGCCAATGTGGTGTATAGTTATACGGAAGATCCTTATTTTAAAGACACTTTTTATTGGGGGGAAATAAAAACTGTTCCTATTACGGAATTAGTAAAAATAGATCCTGAAATAACTAATGAAGAAATGGAGGAGATTTCTAAATATAGTCAAGCGTGGTATGATTATTACAACGTAGCGCAAATGTATGAAAACAGTATGTTCTCCAGAGATACTTGTACGCTTTTGTATTTTAATTATAAAACTACTAATAGTTTTGTTTATAAGAAAAAACAAATGGCTGAGGGGACTTTTAAAACTGTAGAAAAAGATGATGAGTTTAATCCTCCACAAGAAATGATGGATGAAGGAAACTTTGAAAAAGTAGAAAAAAGAATTGACGTGTGGTATGAGGGAGTAATGGTAATGGGTACTAATATTATTTTAAAATGGGATATGATGGAAAATATGGTAAGACCTAATTCCGCTAATCAATATGCATATCCTAATTATGTGGCTTGTGCTCCAAGAATGTATAAGGGAGTTTTAGAATCTTTAGTAAGACGAATGATTCCTTTTGCCGACCTTATACAGTTAACACATTTAAAAATACAACAAGTAGTTTCAAAAGTAGTTCCAGATGGAGTATTTATTGATGCGGATGGATTAAGTGAAGTAGATTTAGGAACAGGAGCTGCTTATAATCCTGAAGACGCTTTAAGATTATATTTCCAAACAGGTAGTGTAGTGGGCAGAAGTTATACTCAAGATGGCGAGTTTAACAATGCTCGTCAACCTATTAGTCAGTTAACTTCGAGTAGCGGCCAAAGTAAAATGCAAATGCTTGTCGGTAATTATAATCATTATTTAAATATGATCCGTCAAGTAACAGGATTAAATGAAGCGAGAGATGGTTCTACTCCTGATCCAAACTCATTGGTAGGAGTCCAAAAGTTAGCGGCTTTAAATTCTAATGTAGCCACTCGTCATATATTAAATGCAAGTCTTTATATAACTAAAACTTTAGCTGAGTGTTTATCTATTAGAACTGCAGATATTTTAGAATACGCAGACTTTAAAGATGAATTTGCTATGCAAATTGGTAAATATAATTTAAGCATCTTAGAAGAGATTAAAAATTTATATTTATATGACTTTGGAATTTTTATTGAGATGACTCCTGATGAAGAAGAAAAACAACAATTAGAGCAGAATATTCAAATGGCTTTACAAAACGGAGGTATTGATTTAGAAGATGCTATTGATATTAGAACTATAAATAATTTAAAAATGGCTAATCAGTTACTTAAAGTAAAACGTAAGCAAACTGAAACAGAAAAACAGCAACAACAAATGCAACAACAGGCTATGCAAAATCAACAAGCACAGCAGTTGCAACAAATGAAATCTCAAGCTGAGATGCAAAAAGCTCAACAAGAAATGCAATCTAAAATTCAAATTAAACAAGCTGAAATTGCTTTTGAAATAGAAAAACAAACTAATGAAGCTAACTTGAAACGTAGATTAATGGATGTGGAATTTAATTATAATATGCAGCTTAGAGGTATGGAACAAGAGCAAATTGATATGAGGGAAGACAAAAAAGAACAAGCTAAATCTGATAGAATTAGTATGGGTAACACTCAACAATCTAAAATGATTGAACAAAGGAAAAGGAATTTACCTGCCCAGACTTTTGAATCTAATGAAGACAGTTTAGACGGGTTTGATTTAGCGGAATTTGATCCAAGACAATTGGCTTAAAAATATAATAAAATTAGTATTAACTTTGTAAAAAATTAAATTAAATAAAATGGACGAAAATAAATTTACAGTAAAAGACGTGTCAGGGGTTGAAAAATCTAAAGTCGAAGTAGAAGAACAACTACTTAAGGAACATGAAGAAAAATTTGAAACTCCAAAAGATGACACTAACGTGGAGCGAGTGGATGCAAGCACTGAGAGTACCAACACCGACACGAAACAAAAAGAAGTACAACAGGAAGGAGAAGCACAAAAAGAAACTCCCGCATCAGAGTTAAGTGATGCAGACGTTCTTTCATATATTAAAAATAGATACGATAAAGATATCGAATCGGTAGATCAGTTGTTTGATACAAAAGATTCAAATGAAGAATTACCTGAAGATGTGGCAGCGTATTTTAAGTATAAAAAAGAAACTGGACGTGGACTTAAGGATTTTGTTGAATTACAAAAGAATTATGATGAAATGGACAGTGACCAAGTGCTAACCACTTATTATTCCAAGACTGAAGAAGGATTGGATAATGATGATATTCGAGATATCATGGATGAGAAATTCTCTTTTGATGAAGAGTTAGATGATCCAAAAGATATTAAGAAAAAGAAGTTAGCTAAAAAAAGAGAACTTGTAAAAGCTAAAAAGTTTTTAACCGAACAACGAGATAAATATAAAGCTCCTCTTGAGTCAAGTGGGAGTGGGTTATCTGCCGAGAACAACGAAAAATTTAATAGCTATAAAAGTTATGTAGAGGAGTCTAACACTGCGAAAGAAAAACAGAAGAAAAGGTATGATTACTTTTTAGAAAAAACCAATGAGGTTTTTAACGATAAATTCAAAGGTTTTGAGTTTAAAATCGGAGAAAAAAGTTTCACCTTTAAACCTGGAGATAGCAATGAGTTAAAAAGTAGACAATCCAATGTAAACAACTTTGTTGAGAAATACATGGACAAAGAAAGTGGATTGATGAATGACGCTCAGGGTTATCACAAAGCTATGGCAGTTGCTATGAATTTAGACAAATTTGCTGAATTCTTTTATAACCAAGGAATGACCGAAGCTGTAGATAATGTTTCTAAAAAATCAAAAAACATTAATATGGATATGAGGAAAACTCCGCAAAGTTTCAGTAAAGATGGATTAAAGATTAGAGCTGTAGGCGATAGAAGTAGTGGAAAGGGCCTCAAAATTAGAAGTATAAAAAAAGTTTAACAATTAAAAATTTAAAAAAATGGCAGTAATTTCACCTCCAGGCTTTGACTTGCAACCAAGTGGACAGCAAGTAGCACTGGCAACAAACTACATTACTAACTTTGATTTTCTTAATCAGTATCTTCCAGATACATATGAGAAAGAATTTGAAAGATATGGTAATAGAACAGTAGCATCATTCTTAAGAATGGTTGGTGCTGAAATGCCTTCTAACTCTGACCTTATAAAATGGGCTGAGCAAGGAAGGTTACACACTAAATATACAGCGTGTACAACTACAGCGGTAGCAACGGATGACGTAGCGACTTGGACTATTCCAACAGCTCAGGTTAACCCAGCTTCTCCGCCAGCTTCATCTGCACCAACTAATGGTTTTGCAGCAATCAGAGTAGGTCAAACTATAATGATTTCTGACGAGACTCCTGGTTCAACTTTAAGCAATAAAGCGATTGTAACAGCTGTTTCAACTACAGCTCCGTACACAGTAACGGTAGCTTACTATGAGACAGGTGGTCAAACAATGGGAGCAGCTACAAACAGTAGTATATTTATTTACGGATCTGAATTTGCGAAAGGTCAAGACGGAATGTCTGGTTCTATCGAAGCTCAAGACTTTATCTTTGAAAACTCTCCAATTATCATTAAGGACACTTACCAAGTAAATGGTTCTGATATGGCACAAATTGGATGGGTAGAGGTAGCGACTGAGAACGGTGCAACTGGTTACCTATGGTACCTAAAATCTGAGCACGAAACAAGACTTCGTTTTGAAGATTACTTAGAAACTGCAATGGTAGAAGCGGTTCCAGCTGAAGCTGGTTCTGGTGCTATCGCAGCGGCAGCACCTGTTGGTAACAAAGGTTCTGAAGGAGTTTTCTATGTAGTTAACACAAGAGGAAATGTATGGAGCGGGGGTAACCCAGTAGCTCTTGCAGGTTTCGATTCAGTTATCCAAAGACTTGATAAGCAAGGCGCTATCGAGGAAAATGTAATCTTTGTTAACAGACAATTCTCATTTGATATTGATGATATGTTAGCTGCTCAAAACTCTTACAGAGCGGGTGGTACTTCATATGGTCTATTTGACAATGATGAAGAGATGGCTCTTAACTTAGGATTTACAGGATTCCGTAGAGGTTATGACTTCTACAAGTCAGATTGGAAATACT